GAATGCTGCCGGAGAGAGGTCAATGTACTCCCCCTTTCGGCTGCACAGACAGTCGCGTACAACGACCGTCACGCACTTACCATTGTAGCACACGTTCGCCCTGTACGGCATATCACCCCACTTGAAGCCAGGAACGGCAGCGTACATGACCTTCTCGCCCTTGCTATATGGGCTGCATGTGTTCTTGTAGCCGCCGTAGCAGAACTTCTGGCTCTGCGGATGATTATTGCCATACCACGTCGCCCTAACTCTTTCGTGGTACCCGCTAGGCTGGGCCACCGATAGAGTCAGGGCGAGTAGTAGGGAAATCAATTGAATCTCTTCTTACTTGCGTCGGCAGCTTTCTGTGCCTCGGCGTACGCTCCAGGGTATTCCTTCTTCAGGTACTTTTTGACGTTCTCCATGGCGCCAGTGGCTCCATCTCGTACGCCGCGAGTGTAAGCCTGCTGAAGAGCCTTGCTTACTTCCTCCATGGAGTGCTCGCAGATCCCTACCTCGCATGGGCAGTCGACCTCAATGTTTACCTTCAGTGTGTCCTTATCTTCCTGTGTGACATGTGCGCTCATATTACGCCCCCTTAAATGTTGCTGTCGTCCGGTTGAACATCAACTCGGTCCGACCTGTTGGTCCGTTGCGATGCTTGGCCACCTTGCAGTGGACCGTCTCAACCGACACGTCAAGGGACACGTCAGTGGAGCGCCACAGCATGAGAACTACGTCAGCATCCTGCTCAATGGCTCCAGAGTCCCGAAGGTCTGAGAGCTTGGGCTCGTTGTTCTCTCGGTACTCAGATGAACGGCTCAGCTGGCTGAGTGCTACCACAGGAACGTCAAGTTCCCTAGCTAGCGCCTTCAATCCACGGCTGATCTCGGCCACGTCGTACACACGGTTGCTGTCCTTGTTGCCGCGGTCCGGAGACATGAGCTGCAGGTAGTCAACCACAACAAGGTCAAGTCCGTGCTCCTTCTTGAGCCGCCGGCACTTGGACTTCATCTCGCCAGGAGTCGCAATAGGCGCATCCTCAACGAAGATCTTGCTGCGCTTAATCCTATCTGACGCAGCAATGACTTCAGTCATCTCTGCCAGATCAAGCTGCCCATGTCGGATCTCGTGCAGGCCAATCCCTGAGACGGACGAGAGCATTCGGCTACCGATCTGCTCTCGGCTCATCTCAAGGGAGAAGATGGCAATAGCCTTCCCGCTGCGGAACGCAGCATTGGCAGCCATGGTGGTCGCCAGTGCGGTCTTGCCTACGCTAGGCCGCGCTGCGACGATCACCAAGTCACCCCTCTGCCAACCACCGACGATGGAGTCAATGCCGACAATGCCTGACGACACGCCAGATGCCCCACCAGCTTGCATCAACGCAAGCCTGTCCATGGTCTCAACCATCACGTCCTCCATCGTGGAGAACTTACCCCTTGAGCGGCTGCGAGAGATACCAGAGACTGCCCTCTCGGCCTCAGCCAGAGCCTCCTCTGCGGTCTTCGCAAGACGCGAAGTGTCAGCGATGTGCGCAGCTACCTGATGCACGTCGCGTCGGATCGCGTTGTCAAGGACGATGTCAATGTACGATTCGTAGTTATAGCTATTTGGTGTTGAGCTAATCAGATTAGAAAGATTAGTTACTCCGCCGGCATCTTCAAGCTTGCCATCCTTGGTCAGCTCTTCGGAGAGGGTGACGATGTCAATCGTCATGCCCTGAGTTACAAGTGACTTAATTGCATTGTAGATATTGCGACACTGCATGTCGTCAAAGTCGTTAGCAGAAACCCTTTCAAGTACCCGCTCAGCGCATTCGCTTGAGATCAAGCATGCCCCGATTAGCGCCCTCTCGGCCTCCCGATTGGTGCGCGTCATTAAAAGATCTCCTTGGTGTGGTAGTCCTCTTTGGCCGCAGCTAGAACCTCTTGCAGGCTTTCTACCCCAATGTTCTCCTGTCGACCCTCTTCATCAATGCTAGCTGCGCACTCGTCGCACAGCATGCGCTCCTCATCAAAGCCTTCAATGAAGTCAACCGAGCATTCGCTGCAGCGGTAAACCTTATTGCCGTATGCGTCTTCACTCATCTTCGTCTTCCTCCTCCTCAATTCGCTCCCACATGAAGCATGGCTTCATCTTTCCGGCAGCGATCTTCTTCTGGTACTTGCCACAGATTGGGCAACTACCGTCGTTGACGTAGTCGCTAGAGCTCAGTCGCTCCTTCGTTTCCTTCTTCGCCATTAAACCCCTCCTGGAGTGATACCTCCTGCCATGGCCTTGGGAAGCCAGTTAGCAAGTAGTAGTCAATCCCGTGCTTCTTGCAGTACGCCCTAAGGGACATCCCCTCAGCCTTAGCGTCCTCTACAAACAATCTTAGCACATCTTTGTCTGGCTTTGTCAACTTCTCTCTAAATGTCATAGACATCTCCAATCAGGGCTGCGCAGCTAGGGTAGTCCCTGTGCGCTGCGTATAGCGCCCTTACTAAGTCCTGTCCCTCCAGATGCTTGTTGATGAGCTCCAAGAACTTAGTTGCCCAGGCCTTGCTGTGAAGCCCAGGCGTTACAACGTGAGCCATCTCATGAAGCATTGTGTCGTAGTCGTATCGGTGTGTGCACAGCATGAACGTAGCGTCATCAGAGTCAGCTTCGCCAAGTGGGCACTTGTTCTTTGCTTCGCCGGTGTGGTAGTGGATCGTGACTTTAGACACGTGAATGCCCTCTTCCTTAAGGACCTTCTTCATCCACAAGATGGACTCGCCCCAGAAAGTCTTCACCTTCTGGGGCGTGCCTGCAGAGAAGACGAACTTAGCGCTTGCGCTTTTGCGTTGACGCCCATGCATCATTTAGCTCCTTTAGTTTCTTCTCTGCCTCATCATGGTTAAACACTTCCGGCCCACTGCCTAAGCTGAAGACCTCCCCCTGCTTAACAGTATACCACACTCTGGCCTTCCAGCCAGATGGACCGTAGAACAGTATAGCATGGGTCCTACCAGTTGGCCATACCATCCCCTTCAGGTCAACGAAGTTCATCCACCACAAACCTTTCATCCAGTCGCTCGTCAAGAGATGCCCACTGCTTAGGTGGTACGCCTCTGGTAACGAAAGACCACTTGCCCTCACCGAGAGCAATCAGAATTAACGCGTAATTCGCAATATCGACCAGCGCGTCACGTACCCCTTCGTTGAACCAGTCTTCTCCGACTTTGGCTTTTCCATCCACGATAGATCCATTGAGCGACGTGGCCACTCGCGAGCACTTGTCTTCTGCGAGTCGCGAGAATACTCCGTATGGTCCGAGCGCTTCAATGTTGCCCGGTCCATATCCTGATTGCCTCTGTACCATAACTTCGTGGGTTTCCATCGCGAGTTCGCGAAAGTATTCAATGAACGCTTCGGGTACATTCTTACTCTCCTTCTTCATTGTCAATCTCCTCCATAATCTTCTCTGCCAGCTCCTGCGTAGCTACCTGCGTAACGAGGATGATTCTCTCATCGCACTTCGCACAGATAGCTACGCGAACGGAGTATGGTCCAGCCAGCTTAGCGCCTGCTCTGTGCGGACTAATGCGTAGCCCCCCGCACTTCGGGCACTTCAGGCCGTGTTTCACTTGCGCTTATCCAGTAGCGCGAACGCCAAGAGTGCTGAGCCCAGCGCTGCTGCGACGTTAGTAGACGCACCTAGGACGACAGCTCCGATACCAAAGGAAGGGACAAACGTGTCCCGGAACCTAGGGTGCGACACTGCAGCCTTGGTAGTTTCCCCAATGTTCTTAAAGAACGCGACTTGCTGTCGCTCCTCGTCAGGCGTCGTCGCCATCTTCAAGCTCCACCAGCTTCAATGCAACACCGGCCGACAACTGAAGCACGTTGTCAAACGGGATCTGGACCTCACTGCGCTTGTCCTCAGGGACAGAATCCAGATACTTATCAATGAACGTAGCCACTACAACGCCGAACGCAACGTTCCAGCGCGCAGCCAAAAGGGCAACGTTACCCTTGCGGCTCTTCTTCTGTGGTACTGCCATATGCCTTCTCCTTCACAACTAACCAATCCCGCTCATCCATGATCACCATGACACGCCTCTGGGTGCCAGGCCCAGGAGCATCTCCGATCACTAGGTAGGGGATTTCCCCAGCCTGAACAATAATCTTCTGCAGCCAGCCCCAGTACTTGTTGGAGAACATCGTCCCCACCTTCGTCTGGATCTTAAACTGCCCGTCAACCGTCACGTCGTCTGGCCCACCGTACATGCCGGTGCGTCGACCGCCGTGCTTCTTGGCCGTCTCGCGCTCAAAGGCATTACCCCTTGAGCGGTTGAGACGTCCCTGCCGAGCTTTGTCAACCATTCTCATCCTCCGTTACGGCTACAGGTGCGCCTTCGCCAACGCCAGCTGAGAAGATCCCAGCCCAGAATTGCTTCTCGCCGTCATCCTCAAGGCTCTTAAGCTCGTCGTCTGCAAGGCCACCAGTGTGGGCAGATACAAACGAAATAGACTTCTGGCGATACGCATCCATGAACATTTCCTTGCTGTAGATCGCGACCTTCCGCGGACGACCGTCTGCTTGGTATTGGATACCAATAGCAGCAAGGCCATCCGCGATGTCGTCTACAAGCTTTACTTCTTCGGTCACGAGCGCTTCTTCAGCGGACCCCAAATGAGTGGGCTTGCCTCGTTAGCAAGAAGGCTGTACCCCTTCGGGTTGCCGTCCTTGTCGGCTCGCTCCTCCAGCTTGCCAATGACGTGCAAGTGCTGGCGCGGGTCGTTTGTCTCTCGGTTTACGGTACTATCATAGATCTTCCGAATGTGCGTAGCCAAGTCCTCATCAAAGACAAGGATGGTCACACGCTCGTAGCGGTTAGGCGCGGTTGATGCGTCACGAGTGGCCTTGTCTGCGGAAAGGAACGCGTCGTAGGCAAACGACTGCATGCTACCGAAGAACTTCCACACGTCTCGACCGGCCTTGGTCTGCTCCTTGACTGGAGCAATCTTATCTGTGAGCCAAAGATCAATCCTATCCATTAGAACCCCCACTCTCCGTCAGCCTTTTGCGACTGACCTTCCATTGGCTTGACGGTATCCTTAAAGATCTCCTTCGCCGCCTTGGCGATGGTCACGTCAGCCGTGTCATTCTCTGGGTCGTCCCCAGTTGGGATGAGGAACGTCGTCAGGAGCGCATACTTGAGCGCACCAGTCGTCGCCTTGTACACGTGCTTGTCGCCCGAGTCAGCCCCTGAGCCGAGCGAGTAGATCGTGTGCTTTTCCCCAGTCTCCCCATCAACCAAGTGCCATGAGTACTTGAACGTGAGGATCACCTGCTTGCCTGAGGCAGACGTGCTCTCGCTCAGCTTCTCAATGTCACCAGGAATGATTGCGATACCCTTAGCCGCGAGCTTCTCGCGGATTGCGTCAGCTACCTGTGACGCCATGACGTACTTGTACCCCTGGGCGCTGTTCGTGCCGCCCTTGGAAATGTAGCCGATCTCGCCCATAACTTCAGCGAGCTTGCCAGCTAGCGTCTTACTTGCCATTTTCCCCTCCTCTGCACTTGGTGAAGAACTCGCAATACCCACATGGGAAGAGCCAGTTCCCCGACTTCTTTGACCTGTACTTTTCCTCCGGGAGTCTCCACGGAGGGGTGTCTCTGAATCGGTCACTGTTCAGAACCTCCAAGATCCTCAGGGCCTTGTCACGCCACGACTCATCAACGATGAACTCCTCGGTGGCTAGATCCCCTGCCCTGATGTATACCAACCTTGCTGAGTACTCATGGCCTCGCATGCGCTTCAAAGCCTCAGCATAGATGGACGCTTGAATTTGGTGCTCCGGCTTAGGAATGAACTTCCAAGCCGATTCCTTGACTGACTTGTACTCAATCAGCTCATGCTGACCGTCCTTCCATTGTACCACACCGTCGGCGTTTCCGCCAAAGTTAAGCTCCGGAATCGACACCGGCACCTCCTCCTCATAGGAGAGAAGATGCTCGGAGTCCCGCAGCCTGCGGTTAAACGAATCGTTGATAATGTGTCCACGCTCAAAAATACGAAAGACCTCATCGCCGCGAACGTCCGTAGGGGTCTCGCCATGGGCGTAGTACCACTGCTGCCGTAGGCAGCTACCGAGCAGAGATCCACGCCACAAGTCGCTTGGTGGACGCTCTGTCCTGTCTCTACGGAGTCCCTCGTCAAAGAGGTCTCCAATAAGCTTCTTAACCATACCCCTCCTATGCCCCACCAATAAGTCCCCCAGGCCGGAGGGGCGCCAGCCTGGGGAGAACTCTAACCGTTCAGGATTGAGTCTACGATAGACTCCCAGTTGTTGTCAAATCGGATAGCGCGATCATCAATGTAGGCCTTGGCGACTGGCTTCCCAGCCCCAACCCAGATCTCATTGTACGGCACGCCCCACTCATCAAGGAGCTTTCGCATCTCGTCAACCCTCTCCGCTCGGTCTTCAAATTTCTCCCAAGCCCGTGCAGAGTGAATCATGATCTTGTAACCGTTTGCTCGCAGTCTCTCTAGCGCCTCAATAACGCCGAGAGCTGGTACGACCGTTCCAAACACGCGGACAGCGATGGTGTCATCGTAGTCCACGCAGATGTTGCGTGCGCCTTCCAGATCTGCGTTGATCATCGGTGGATGGTGCTGATCAGTGGCTTCATCTTGGCGAACACGTCGCGCAAGACTAGAACGTCAGCCTCGCAATGCTCAACAATAGTGCGGAAAGCCTGCTTGCCTTCCTTGGTGTGTCGTCGCTCGGCTTCCTGCCACAGCCGGACGTCAAGAGGCGTCTTGCTGTTGTTTGTGCGGAAGTACTTGGAGATGTTCTCCAAGCTGCGTCGACCAGCCTTCATGTGCCGGCCAGTGGCGTACCACATGAGGTCAATGTGCATCTGAGTGCCGATTGGGCGCTGGCCAGTCTCAAGCAGCCGTGCGTTGATGATTGGCAAGTCAAACAGCTTTGAGTTCCATCCCACAAGGATGTCGTACTGGGCAAGCTCATCAGCGATAGCCTTTACCAGCTTGCTGTCGTCCATCCATGTCTTTCCCTTGTGCGTCTCTAGCGACAGGGTCTTTACGTTACCGTGCTCATCTGCGACGCTCATGCAGAAGATCGTAGTCCACGACGAGTACGTGGTCTCTAGGTCATAGAACGCGATGCGGAACCCGGCATAGTCGCCCTTAGGGGTCGACTCAATTACCCGTGCGTCCGCAGGCGCCTCTGGATGTGTGGCCGCATACCGCTTGTACAGCTTCTGCGCCTGGTCCTTAGTGATGTCCAACTGGGCAGCGATCTCCTGAAAGGAGAGCCCCTTTTCCTTGAGCGCTGCGATGCGCTCAATCGCTCCATCGTTTGCCATCTTTGCCTCCATATCTTGCGGAGGGAAGTCCCCTCCTACCCCCAATTATACCACAGAACGCTATCCTCTGCCGAATTCGCTCGTCTTCACCAGGTCTAGTGTTACACGCTCTGATCCGTCAACTGGGAGCTCAAACCGAACCCCTCCGACGATATAGGTGTCAGCAATAAAGTCTGGACTTGAGGCATTTGTGTAGTTAACATTTTGCCTCCGCACCGCGACGCGAACGATATCCCCAAGGAAAAAGTCCTCAAACGGCTTGACGCTGTCCGGCGCCAGCTGGATGCTTACCATGGATACGTTTAGGATGTCACTTGACTTTGTCACCTGTGACTGAGCATACTTCTCAAGCTCTGCCGCATCTGCAAAGTTTGCCTGAGTAGTCAGAACTGGCGCATACCCATACTCTTCAATAGAAGATTCATTCTCAGCAAGTTTTCCTTGAGAGCGAGAGCCGCCAGAGCTGGTAGTGGACCCGGTGAGGAACGCAGTGGCAGGTACGACCCTCACCGAGTTCCTAAGGTCTTTGCCGTTGCGACGGTACCTAAATTGGTCAACCATACCAGGGTAATCAAAAACAAAAACTGGATTTGCCTGCGTAACCGCAGGAGCCACGTACAGCTTGGTACCAGGAGCAGCTGCCCCGCGCACCCCGACAAAGTTGAAGACGGTTCTCCATGGAATCTTGATTCCGTCAACAACATCCCACCTTGCTGAGGCATCGGCTGTAAGAAGGTTGGCCGCCATCTCCTTGTCGCACATGCTGCGCAGATAGGAAAGGACGGATTCTCCGGACGTAAAGTATCGGATGAGCTCAGAGTTCCAAGACTGTCCAGATGCAAGCTCAAAGGTTAGCCAACCAAATCGACTGAATGATTCTCCTTGGCCAGTAACATACGGGATTTGCTTGTCAAAGATACCCTGCAGCGTCTTCTTTTCAAGACCCATAACCACCGTTTGGCTTGCAGATGTGCTGGCGCTAATACCGTTAACGTCGTGAGTCATAACTCCGCCGTAGTTTGGATTCGTTGACGAAGTCTGCGGCGAAACGTTTACAAGTTCTGCCATCGTGTAGGCAGCGAATGTATAGGAAACACCACTAGTCAAGCAGTTAATCTCGTACGAGTTGGTAATGTTGTGGGTAGTTCCGGTGTAGTTACCGTAGATTGTCTGACCGCTTGGAATGCTGAGCGTTGGGACTGTGGACGCAGGGGCAATTACCTCTGCAACATTAGCATCGTGCTGGCGTAGCTTTAGACGCCACTTAAGCATCACAGGAGACTCAGGCTGGGCAATCTCGGTCCATGAGTCTGGCCACACGTTAAACGTGCAGACCTCATCTCCAGGGCTTGCCACAATGCTTACTCGGATTCTGTTTACGTTGAACCTATTTGGAATGTACACGTCTTCTTCGTTATTGTACAACTTCTCGTCGTTGTTGATCGCAGATCGTTCAATGTAGGTGTACCCCGTTAGCGTGTAGACGCTATCCACCTCATCGTAAACCATGTCAATTTTGTTGGCCTCACCAGCTTCATTCCTTGTGTATACTGCAATCTCGTTTCCGGCATGCCTTGCTGTGCTATTGGAGGTGCGCTCTTTTAGGAACGCTTTCGTAGCCGCTGGTCCATGGGACAGACCATTCGCATTAATGTTTGTGGCAGAACTTGTTGGATACGTGTATGTGAGGGCAAGCTTAGGCCGGTACGAAGCGCTGGCAGCCGTACTGTAAATAGTAAAGCTGTCAGTTACCCCGGACTCATTCGTGTTGTACATGAGAATGCCATTGTTGTTGGCAGATGGATTTGATTTCCAGTAGTTAACAATACTAGAGATTGAGAACGTGTGTGTTGAGTTGTGCGTTGACCCTATTCCAGTATACGTAATATTGCTAAGGCCACCAGAGGTAGATGAGCTTGCGCTGCCCCAGTCGCAGTTTGGGTGAGTCGTATCATTGGCGTTGCCCCACGACCCTTCAGACCCAGTTGTTGAGTCAGTCGTCCAGTCCACTCCGGATGCGTTGACTAGCAAGTCCCCAGGAGAGCTGTCTGTGACTGAGTGGTCCCCGCTAGTGTTGCTCTGAGTCAGGATTAGGTTAGCAGTTGTTACCGTGGCAGTTGAATCAAGGGTGCTTGGGAGGGTAAACTTTACAAGGCCTCTTGATGTGTACCTCTTAAAGTAGCAGTACCCAGTGCTAGAAATAGGCGACCCAGCAGAGCCAACGTTTGATCCGCTGCTTGTGGAAAAAGTAATCTGACCACTTGTCGTTGACCCTGCTGCTGGAAACCTATTGCTAATGGTTCTAAGTCCGTTAATCCTGCTGGAAGACGTGCCACTAATGTACACTACGTCTCCGCTATTAAGAAGAGAAAAGGTTGTTCCACTGATAAACACAGACGCAACGTTTGATGTGATGTAATAATTCTCAACGTTAAAGGAGTTTGGGAAGGCCCCAATGACCATGTGCTGCTCTGTATCGTTTGAGTTCCAGTCTGATGTTGTGCTGAACAGGGTCGATGCAGACCGAGTTGCCGTCAGTGTAGTAGTGACCGTCTCGGTCGTGCTGGCAGGCTCTTCACGCTTGATGGCAATCTCTGACCCAGACTCAGGCCCAACCAGCTTTGTGTAGTGCATGCTGAGCATCGTCATGTAGTCCATGCCTTCATAGACGATCTCGTCGTTTGTCGCATCGTAAGTCGTTAGCAAGCCGGCTCCGATAAGGATCCAGTTGCCTGAGCTTAGGCGCTCAACCTTGTAGTGCCGCTTAAGTGGCACCAGCTCCGGCACGAGAGGATGGTTGATTGGAAGTGTCCAGAAGGCGCTGCCGACGTCGTTGGCGTATACCTCAGACCCAACGTTTTTAGCGTCGTAGATAACACACCTCTCGTTGCCAACGCCCCTATTAGCTCCGATATCAAAGATGCGGATTCTAACGCTGCTGCTCAAAGCCATGCCTCCCTGTACGTGACGACCGCTCCGGTCGAAGTGCTGCCCTCAATTACAACCGAGCCTGGATACACCAAGAAGTCTCCGCTTGTATCTCCATGACTAATCCTGCAGTTTACCTGAGACATGGTGTCTGTGTCAATAGAGATAGCCCCAGCCTCAATTGCGTTGGCTACTACCGTGCTGGTAACGCCGCCGCTTGTCCATGAGAATGTTACTTCTTCCGCAGCAGAGCAGTCTGGCTTTGTCAGAATTGGGTACACAGGGGCCGAACCTCTGTGTGTTCCTGCGCCAGACTTTGTAGTAGTTAGGAACTTCTTTGGGTTTGGAGCAATAAGCCTAATCTGAGCTGGCTGCGCAAATCCATCGCTGGCCTTGCCGACTGATGTGCGCCGGCCAACGTTATACACTGGCAGGCTTGCTGGGCGAACTAGCATGTCTAACTCAATTCCACCAGGGAACTGCGCCGCTAGCTCCCATGTTGGCTGGAAGAAACGCAATGCGCGAACGCCGTACGTGGCGTCGAAGCCACGTGGCATTGGCTGCAGTGCCGCAGTCAGGGTGTCAATGTTGTCCCAGAAGTCTCCAATCGTTTCTCCGTATACAGACACAACCAGCTCAACACCGCGAGACCCAAGGTACGCCTCAGTGACACTTGACCCGTCCCGAAGGGCGGACTTGTCAATAAACCCCTGAGCAGGTACGGCTGCATAGTTAGCAGACTCAACCTTGAACCCAGAAATAGGCGAAGCGCCTACCCTGATTCCAGCTAGTGAGTTTAGGTCTAGGAACGTTGATGGGCCGGTCTGAATCTTGATCGGACGATTGAAATCCATTAGGCAACTCTCCTGATCTTCCTGATTCGCGCAAGGAGGCGCTCGTAGCGCTGCCGTGCGATGGTGTAGTTCTGGTTGATCATTGGGACAGATACGTCAGTGGCACCAGAGTTGACTTGCCACTGCTGGAACATGGTGCGGTCTGCCATGAGCTTGAAGAATGCCTCAGCTTGAATGTGGTACCGAAGTGCCTCTTCTGCCTGCGCGTCAAGTGTGTCGATTGTCCAGTCCCCGTATCCAACCAACCGAAGATGGCTGATCAGTTCTGACATTCCTGGCTGCAGGTAGACTGTTCCTGCGTGTGTTTCCCAACCGCTGTAGTTGCCGTATCCATTGGAGGGCTCAAGCGGCCCAAGAGCTTCGTACCATGAGGCGATTGGGCTAACTGTATTGTCAATCTTGTAGCATAGAGCGTCAATTCGGATCACTGTCTCCATGCCAGCTGGTAGTGCAATGCTTGTGTGATGCGAGCTTGAATAAACCTGCGGGACTGCAACGGTAGACACAACCTCTCGCGGGTAGGCCCGGGAGATGTCAACAAGAGCAAGGTTAACCAGGTCAATAAGCTCCTGATTGCTCCACGTTCGGTCTACGCCGTCAGACGTCCCTGTATCGCGCAAGTCGCGACGGATCTTCTGAAGAAGCGTGTCAATTGCTGCCATTTCTCTCCTGTCGGGGCTCCCCCCAGCTGGTCATAACCCAGCCGGGGGGAAGTCCACCATTAGCTCTAATTACAGAGCGGTTGCGCGTGTCTCAAGACGCAGGTAGCGGGTAATGCCCGTGCTGGTCTGTGGGACAACGTTGTTAACGAAACCGTCGCTCACTGCAGTCGAGGCAACCGCAGTTGCGCCAACGAGAGTGATCGTGAAGACGTTCTCTGCGCCAGCGGTGCCGCTGATGCCTGCGATCGTCCAGGTCGTTCCGTTAAGCTGCGAGTCAACACCGGTGAGCTTGACCTTCTCACCCGGGAAGAGCCCGTGAGGGGCGCTCGTGGTGATGGTTGCAAGCGTGGTGGTGAGTACCTTGTTCGTGACAACGGCAGCCTTGTTCAGACCGCTGTAGTCGCTGACGGCAGCCTCGCCGACGATCATCGCACCGAAGCGCACCTTGTAACCAAGGAGAGCGCGCTGCGAGAGTGGGTCGGAGTGGTCGCCACCAGGTGCGACGAAGTACGTCTGCATCGTCTGCGAGTCGCCGACGACGAATGCGTCAGGACCGAAGAAGAGTGCCGAGTACACGTTCGTGCCGCCAACATCAAACGTCTTGGCCTCTGGGGAAACAAGGAAGCGGACGCCAGAATAGGCGCCGATTTCCCCGTTCAGGAGGTCAAGGGACTGGGTGTACTTCGTGGCCTCAAGGAAGCCGTGTCCCGAAGTATCCGTCAGCAAGTCGAATTGCTGATTTGGGTGAATGATGCAGCGGTAGTAGCCGTCAGCGAACGGAGGAATGTTGGCCGTCTTAAGACGGGCAACAGCCTTCTTCACCTCAAGGCCGTTAAGCTTGTAGTCCTGGCGGGCAGCGCCTTCAGCGATGTCGCTGATGGTTGCAGCCGCAAGGCCTGCTCGGGTAGTAATGGTTGACGTCGTGGACTGCGCCTGAGCGTAGTGCACGCGAGCCGAACCAGCGTTCATAACGTCGCGGACAATGCGGTCCATGGACTGCGCTGCTGCGAACGAAATGCGCTCCGATGCAATGGACACCAAGTCATGCGGCGAGTCCTGCTGGACAATGTCGCTGAGGCTGGTGTACGCACCGTACTGCTTTACCGAGAAGTACTCAGTGCGAACACTGAGGTTGACCACTGGGTCAGGCGTCACGCCTTCCGAGAGTTCAGTCAACGAGTGGCTGATATCTGGGTAGCGGACGTAACGAATGCGATCGGTGCCCTTGATGAAGGTTCCCGGCATATAGTTGCTCGGAAGGGCGTGAACCATGCGATTTCGAAGTTCCGTCTGAACGTTCTGCGACACAAGCTCCTGAACGAGCTTCTGGAACGCATTAGCCTCAGTCCCGTTAAAGGACTTAAGGTTGTTCAGAGCAGGACCCGAAAGGGTTGATGTAGTAGCCATTTAGCTACCTCCTCTTACTCTGCCCAGGGGTTCCCAAGAGCGCGAATTGCGTCCTTGATATCCTCTGGCTTCATTGGTTTATCCTTGACGACGTCACGCTTTGGGGCGTTTGCGTCGCTGATTTCTGTGGGAGCGTTCCCACCAAGCTGTGACTTAACGAAGTTCTCAAACTCCGCAGCACGCTGTGCCTCAGAGAGGTTACGCACCTTCTCCTGGAATTCGTAGTACTGCGGGTAGTTGGCTTTCAACTTTTCCGTCTCGTACCGCGTTTCCGTTGCCTTCAGCTCATCCTCGAGCTGCTTGATCTTGCGTGCTGCCTTCTCAAACTCCGACAGGGACGCCTCCTCTTGGGCGGCCTTCCACTGTGCGAGCTCTTCGTACTTGGACTTAAACTCTTCTGCTGCTTTCTGGGCTGCAGTGAGGGCCTGGTCCTTTCCTGAGAGACGACGCTTCCAAGTGGCGACATCATCCTCCGCTTCAGTGGCTGCTGAAGGATTTACGGCCTCCTGCTGCGACTCAAGCGGCTGCTCTGCCGCGACTTCAAGGTCTGCCATCTCTGGCTCCTTTCTTAACTATCCCCAGACCAGTACTTCTGGCCTGTGTTATTTTCTGAATGTACCTACGTCGGTATTAAACTTGCCAGTTAGGAAGTCAGCTGCCCCACTAGTTAGCTCTCCTCCGGACTTAGCCGCAAGCTGTAAGAACCCTCCAAGGCCAGTGCTTCCAACCCAGTCCGTAGCATTACCAAGAAGGTCTGTTGCCTTGTACTGGTCGTAGCCTTGGCGCGAGATCGTTGAGACCGCAGATCGGAACCACTTCGGCGTAACCACGGTCATGTCCTCAGGAACGGCAGGGATTAACTGCGTTAGGAGGAACTGCCAGTCTGGCTTCTCCTGTGTAACTTCCCACCCGGGTGGCAACCCGTTGTAAGAAAGATACTCAGAGATCTTGCGATATGCGACGTAGCCAGCGCCGGGCGCGGTCATGCCGAACGGCTTGTAGAACATGAACCGAGCAAGCTCTGGGAGAGCCTTTCCGAACATGTACGAGAACGGGTACAGGCCAAGGAACGGATGATTGATGCTCCGCTCAAACCACGACCGGTTGCTTTTGAAGTAGTTTACGTTGTTCATCTCATCAACAGATTTGGCGTATGACCACTTTGCTGCTTCAAACATAGCCTGTTCTCCGGCGTGGTCCCTAAGCAAGTTGCTAGTTGTGTCGGTGAGAATGTCTTGCGTGGATCGTACAACTTGTCCGCGTTCACCACCAAAGTTTGCGTATCGCTTTACTGTCTCTCGGATCGTTTCGCGAGCGCCTGCTCCAAGGGTTGAGATGTCTCCAGAGTCAAGTCGGATTTGCTCAATTAGGTTGCCCATCGTAGCAAACTTTGCTCCGTACTTTCTTGCGTTTGCAATGGCCTCAACAATCTTGCTGGCGTCTGGAGTTGATGAGAACCCTGGGATATACGCGTCCATCAGCTCCTGCACGATAACCTTCTGAACGTCGGCTAGCTGCAGCTGCGCAGTGAGACCTCGCATCTCAACTCCAAATGTGTTTAGGGCACTATCATACTCCTTGCGAAGGAAGTCTAGGTTCGGCCCAACGCGATTGAGCTCAAGTGCGTACCTCTGAGCAATGTTGTCAAGTTGGTCAAGTGCCGTACGGGCTGAAGACACGTCATACCCAGCATCTTGTGCTGCGTTGATGAACTTGGCGCGGAATGTGCTCGTGATGATGCGCGGTCGAGCTCCGCCCTGAACAAGGGCTCCGAACTTGTCCGCAGTGTGCATCGGAAGGACATCCCTAACGTCATTCAAAATAACAGCCAACTGTGTGGCGGATGGGTTCACGGCAAAGCCAAATCCTGGAGCTTTCATCGTGTTTACTGCCGACCCACCAAACTTTGCATTCTGCATGCGCTTGTAGTCTGTTGCCCAACCAACCAGCTGATCAAAGGCGTCTGGGCCATACTTTGCATGAAGAGCCGTGTACTCGTGTGGCATATTCTTCTGCACAAACTGCTGGAACTTGGGAGCCAGATCGGCAGCCGCCATCAGGTCTCGGTATTGCTCCTTAAAGTTTGCGGTAAAGTCCCATCCCTTTGCAATTATACCATCTTCTGAGATAATGTTCCTGACTGTAAGCCCTTCCTTTAGGGCCGAGTCAGCCGCCCCTCGGGATCTTGCAGTGAACGAGAAGAACGCCTGCTCGTGTAGCTGCATAGCCTGGGCAGCAGCTCGCTCTCCAAACATCTGGCGAATCTCTCGCGGGTCAATATTGGCGGCCTTTAGCTTAGCCTCCATGTCTGCCCGGTTCATTCCTCGCAACTCTGCGTAGAATGGGGACTCAACCAACTCCTGCGCAAAGAACATTGGGTTTACTTTATACTTTAGCGTAGGGTATAGATTCTCCGAGACTTGAGCCAAGAATTTCCCGATACCTGGAGCGGTCTTCATGGACCCGCTGATCCACTGAGAATACCCAGAAATATCGTACTCACCTTTGAAGGCCTTGATTACGTCACCCTGAATGTCTGGACGCTTAATACCGGCTTTCTCAAGGGCCTGGATACGCTCTGTCCATGCAGCCTTCACAGAAGCTGCGCCTGTCTTCTCCTGAAGAATGCCGCCCATGATATCCTCAAGAGTGTCTTGCGACAGGCCCCTAGTGCCTACGCGGCTCTCAACAGACCTAGTCACAATTCTTCGGTTAAACTCATCAATCTCGTCAACCGTGAACCTGTTTCGTAGGAGAAGTTGCAGCCTCTGGGCCGCAGATGACGATACCAGAGATTGCGGAACTGGCGCCAGCATTGACTGGATTGCCCCGCGAATACCGCCAACCTTGTACGATTGACGGTTAGCAAAGTCTGGCAATCCGTCAACAAATTCTGAGGTGATATCAATAAACGGACGGTCAATCGTGGCCACTTCTGGCACAGCAAGACCCTGCTTCTCAACAGTAGCAATCAATCTAGGCTCTCGGATAACGTTGTCTGCTGGCGCAATGCCAAGCTCGTACCCGTCGCGCTTAGCTGCTGCAATAATGCCGTCAATCTCATCTGAGTTGCCAGTAAGCACACGCCAAGCTTCCCTGATCGCAGCAAGCTCTTTAGGTGTTGCTCGAGCAGTGGTGGCGCTTGAGTTCTTGGCAGCGGTCAGGAAGTCCTTAACCTGCTGGGCAGATACCGAGCCAGATGACAACTTGTACCCTGGGTGGTGCGCAGCGACGTCTTCAAATGCCCCAGCGGCCTGTGTCGCCCAAATCCTCTTGGCTTCAGCGGCAGAGGCTGAACCGCCCTTGGCCATAGCCCTATTGATCTGAGCAATGACTGATTGGGAAACGTCAGGGTACTGGCTAGCAACTAGGCCTCCCTCTTGGCCAAGGTTGTCAAACATGGCGATCCACTGCTCTACCTTGGTGTCAATAAGACTGGTTGTCTTTACAAACGTTGGGCGGGCGTACGTTGACGGGTCGCCAAGTTCCTTAAGCCTTGGAAGCATCTGCTCCAGTTCTCGGACAGTCACTGGCTTCCCAAGTGCCTTGCTCATCTCCTTTGCGTAAATGTCTTTCTCGCGAAGGGTCGCCTTCTCAAAAAGAGACGCTACGTGAAGAACGCGCCGGACGTTGCCCATTCGGTTGATGTTGAATCCGTAAGTTGTGGACCGTGCAAATGCAAACCTCTGCGATAGCTGACGAGAAATGTTGGCAGCAGAGGACAGTGTCCCGGCGTCGTCAAAGTATTTTCCTCCGACGAGCTTATTCCCCTCAACCCTTGCCCCACCAAAGAAGTTTTCTGCAATCGCCTGAATCTGAGCTGGTGTTGCTGGCTGCCTTCCTGCAACTCGCGAGATGTCATCCGATGAAGCGTTAGCCAGCTCTGTGGCAAGCCGCTCTGCGTACATGTACGCACGCTTGGCTGCCGCCTGAGACGTTGCCCCCTTGACTGGCCCAGCAATGCCTACGTACTCTGTTTCCTTCTTGACTTCAAGGGCAATCTCATCCAGAAGGCCGTTGTCAATCATATCCATGTTAGTGGAGGCGGCTCGCACTGCGTCCTTGACTGGATCATACCCCGCAAGCTCTGTATCCATCCGAGCCTGTAGAAGCCTGTTGCGTAGGCGATTCTTAGCTGCCTGTCGAGTCGTCGTTTCGTCAACAATTCGCAAGCCAGTTCCAGGGTCTGTTCGCGGGCCGTATCCAGGAGCAGCGTCCTGCATGTAGGCGGTAATTTCTTCTCGGCTCATGCCGTATCTGCCTTCAAGCCCAGCCTCGCCCGCTTCGTCGGCAAGCTTAGTCATGACATAATCAGTCGTACCAGGGAAGCTGATCTGGTCACCTGATGAAGATGTCAGCCTGTCAAATGTGCTGTCTGGGGCGTTTTTGTACCTAGCGTCAACGTAGTCTTGAAGCGCCTTATTTAGGTCGGCGTCAAGGTTCTCAACAACGTTGTCCACTGAAGCTTCGACCTCTCCAACCCTAGACCGAGACACAGACTGGATTACAGAGTTTGTCTTTGCAATCGCGAACCTGCGCAAACCTAGCTTGGCAGCATCAGGGCCAAACGCCTGGCTAGCAGCATTGTGGAAGTCGTCAATGACATTGGCGCTGTACGCCCTAAGGAGAAGTTGGCCAGTCTTTAGCTTTAGGCCTTCCTTAACTCCTTCAGCGACATTGCGCATAGGACGGAAGATGGCCTTGTCAATTTCGTTGTAAATGAGGTACTGACCTTTGTTTAGGTCTGCAGGGATGGCTTGTCCTGCAGCTTCAAACGCCTGGATTGACCTAGCTTTGGCGCTGAGTTCAAGGCCGCTTTCCTTTGAAATAGTCTTTGCTCCAGCTTTCCAGCCAATCTGGGCAAGCTTTTGGCCTACGCGCCCTCCTGCAGCGTAACCAGCTAGACCGCCAACTACTCCGCCGACTGGTCCGAGTGCGCTACCGATTCCAATTCCTGCGCCTACTGTTCCTAGCTTGCCAAGGCCCCTGAGCAGGTTGACCTTACCAAGGGCAAATGGTGTAAGGTTTAGCGGGTCAAGAAGAAGGGACAGACCAAGGTTTACCGTCCTGTCGTTTGCAAGAGAACGCCCAGTCTCTCGCATATATTTAATAATGCTTTCCTCTGAGGCGCCACTGTCAACCATGGCCTGGATATCTGGCGGCAAAGTGCCATTTGCGGTCTTGACTCGCAGCATTGCACCAAAGTCCTGAACCATTTCGCCAGGCTTGGCGAGAATATCAAGGAACACCTTGCCAATGTTCCCAACTACGTCTCCAACAGTCCCATCGCCGATCCTTTGGCTTGCGACAAACCCGATTGGGCTTGCCCCGACAACATCAGCGCCGACCTTGATTCCGGCGCCAAGAGCCTCACCGGCAACTCCTAGGCCGCGGAACGGCAAAGAAGCTGCGTAGTCCAATGGGTTACTGGAATCACCGCCGCTAGACAGAGCGCTAGGTACATCAAGTAGTCGGCCGGTATCAATACCGTACTCAGGAGTCAGGGTGACGTTTAGTTCTCTTGACCTAATCCCCCTGCCGCTATCTGAGCTGGTATCGTACGGTGGCGTTGGGTCTACAATGCTGCCGCCAATTTTAGCCATTACAAGCTCCTCATTGCTGTCCTATTTGGGCCAAGTTCCCTGCGCATTGGCTGGCCTGGCTGTGCCAACGGGCGCATGCTTGGCGCTGGAGTTCCTGCGCCTGGTGCAGTGCCAGGAGATACTGCCGGTGCGGTTACCTCTGGGCCGTCTGGCTTAAGCCCAGGCCCGATAATCGGAGCTGCGCCTCCAGGCGGTGGAGTTACTGGCTCAACTGGAGTGATCGAAGGCGCCATGTTCCTAAATGTGTAATCCATAAGATCAGATGGGGGAATAAACCTGCTGGTCTGAGTGCCCCTGACTCCGGCCGTACCGCCCATTCCAATCGGTTCAGGCTTCGGAGTCTGTGGATTACCGCCCCACCCAAACTGTGGGTCGCTTGAGACGACTGCGTTAGGGTCTGGCTTTGTGCCCTCAGGAGCTGGCGGTAGTTTATCCTGGGTGTTATCGGTGCTGTTGGTCCACTGCTGGCCATCCTTGAAGATCTTCCAGGTGAGACCGCCATCTCCCTGCTCTGCAGTTAGGTACATGCCGGATAGAATCATGTTAATGATTTTCCCACCCGGATCTGTAATGCCCTTAGAAGTCCTCAGCCAGTTAGCAACTGCGGTTCTTGCGTCTGTGCCCTGTACCCCTGCGGTGAAGATTTCCATTCTGTAATCATCAATAAAGTTATCCCCGACAATAAGGGTGCCGTTGATGCTCGTAACGGAAACATCGCTTGGGTTAATATTTGCAGCGTTCATCCAATCATTAATGGCCCTTCCGCCGAAGAAACCACTTGCTGTTA